GGAAGTTCTTCTTGCTTATCTTTAAGCGTTTCAAGTTCTTCAGCGTCCATTGAAAATTGTCCTTTGAAGAATCCGACTTGTGCCTGAGTCCCATTTGCAGTCTGAGACTCAAGCATAACAGCGCAGTATGGAGCAACTGTGTCAGCGCCAATACCAATAATTTCATCTTTGACTTGATGTCCTAGGATTTTAGCGAGTACTGTTGAAGGAATATCAACCGCAGTCAGTTCCATCTTCACATCGCCAACACCACGGTTTGATACGTGGTAAGCGACATCACTACCATATGTTTTTACTGGATCACTTGCAAGACCTGAAATTTTAGCGGTACGAGTCGCACCTTTACCGGTTTGACCTTCAATTACAAAAAGGTTTTCTCCCAGTGTCGGATTAGCATTTCCATCCAACACACGAATTGTCATGCGTTTAAAACCAACTAATGCCATTTATAGCACCTCTTTCTTTATTTTAGTATTCTTCGTATAGACCACTCTGACCTTTGTAGGTTCGAGCATCTACATAGCGTTTGATATCAGGGATCCATTGATCCAAACCACCTTCAGTCTGATAAAATCCCTGATGTTCCATTATTTTTTCAATTTTACCTTGGAGCTTTTTACACTCCACTCGATCGGCAGACTCTACATTGATTTGATAGAGAAAAGTCTTAGCCAAACTAGTATTACTACCGTGAGCTGTCTGCATTGGAGGTCCGACAGGGATAATGACAATACTCGTCTCGTCATCTCCCAAGGTATCAGGACGTTCAAATGACTTGATACTAATACCAGATAAAGACTCATCCTCTTTCAAAGCGTTGTAGAGTTCAGTTAATTTGTCCTTAATCATTACAAAAACTCCTGTTTTAACTTCATGCCTACTTTGGATTTGAAGACCGGTTTGCTACCTTCAAAAAAACGACGCATAATACCGAAACCACGAGGATGTCCATTCTTTGCGTATCCAAATTCATTCAAGTGAATAAGAGTCCAACGAGGACTTTTAAAACCTAATTTAACCATTGGAACCCCACTAGCTGTACCAGTCACATTTCCATGGACGACGGCACCGACCGTCTTACCAGTGTCAGCGTACACCGCCATAGCTCGTTTGAAAGTAGGCTCAAATTCTTCAACCGTTTCCTTCAAGACTCTATTGACCTTTCTACGGACCACTAGCGCCCCTAGGCGAGCCTCGACATTCCTCAAAACATCATCAAATCCTTTTAGATTAGCTCCACTAGACATCGCGACCACCTCCGATAATAACTATCAAAAAATCCCGATTATCATAATCAGGACGCACATCAATAACCTGCCATTTCTTACCAACTAGACGTATATCCCCAACTTCGACAAAATGCCGACTTTCAGGCTGATAATCTGTCAGAGGGTCACGAATTTTCAAAGTCATCTTAGCTTTCATTGCTTTTCCAGTCGAGATCTCAATATCTTTGAAACTAGGGGAGTAAACTTGCCCCATCGTAGAAAAAGCTTTCTTGTAGCTCACATCACGGCCATCAACCCCCTCCTCGACTTTAGAAGTATAGAAAGTCAAGGGGGTTCTCAGGTCTCCATTTTGAACCTCAGGCTTTTTGTAGCGATAGCTAGGACGATTAGTCTGATAGGACATCAGACATTGTTACTTCTGGTTGTTTTTCTGACCATTCAACAAAGTCAGGCAGTGCTTTATCGATTTCATCAAAGCGCTCTTTTGTCGCTTCAAACTCTTGCCCAGTAGAGCGAAATACCCCTTCTTTGAGGTCATAGAAACCTTTTAAAACCTTAATCATGTTTTTCCTCCAATTTGTAATTTTCTAGTGATAATGCCATCAAATCCCCTTGAAAATTCCCGTAGAAAAATTCAACTTGATCATTGTAGACATATCGAGCACGTTCTAAAATAAGCTCTCTCACTCGTGGATCAGCAGAGTCCTTACTACCGACCAGACTGAGGATGGCTGACTCAGAACTTTCCAACATTTTAGAGAGGTTGTTATCCTCTCCAGTATGAAAAATCCTCATCCGCTCCTTGAAAGATTTAAGGAGTGGATGAAGTTGTTCTTCGGCAGTCATGACTCAACCCCTAAATTAAGCTTCAGGGAATTTTAAAACCCAAACAGCAGCAGTCTTTTCATCATGAGCTTTACCGTAAGCAAATTGCTTCGCAGTGTAAAGATTCAAATCTTCCAAAGCATATGTTTCGGTAAATCGACCGAATTCAATACCACCACCAACAAAAGCATCGTAACGACCTTTGACAAATGTAGTGACTTTACCTGTAGTTTGTGCTACAGATTCAACTAAGATTAGGTTGTAAGGCATTGCAGTAACATAAACACCTTGAGCATTCAAAGAAGTGTATTGTTTCTTTACATCCCAAGCATCGGCTGGGTTAACAACCATCACGAGATTTCCTTCTACTGCAACTGGAGTTTCTCCGTCTGCTTTAACAGAGTGATGTTTGTAAACCTTTGTCAATTCTTTGACTACAGTAGCTGAATCGGCAAAAGTCAACTTAGTTGTTTCAGCTGTTTTTTCAGCATAAGTTGTCTTATCGCTTGCAACAGTACCTGTAAGAGTACGAGAGAGGCCGATAGGTTTGTTGTCGCCGTCGCCATTCAAGTAAGCAGATTCCAATGCAGCTGCAAATGCCTCGGTAATCTGAGTGGAAACGAATTTTTGCAACCAAGCAGGTCCAAACTTTTCAGAGTCTTTTGGAATTACAACAAAAGCAGTCAATTTATTTTGAATTGCTTCTTCATCACTGAATTCTTGTTTAAGTTGGCCTTCAATTTCGGCATTGATTTTACCCCAAACTGCTTGACCAGTTTGAGTTGATTTAAGAAATTTCAAACGGATTCCCGCATTTTTAAGGCCGATATGTTGAAGGAGTGGACGTGCCATAACCATATCTTCAAAGATGCGGTCGATTGTTTCTTGAGGGAATAGCTTTTCAACTCCTTTAGGAGCAGTTTTCTCAATGTTATTGAAGAACTCACGAGCTTCAGCAGTCAACTTGGCATCGTATGGATTCAAGGCAGAGACTTCTTCACGAGCAGCCTCACGAGCTTGAGCCATCATTTCATTGCTCATAGACTCAAGCATTTCGTTGTATAGCTTCGCTTGTTCTTCTTGAGGTGCACCATTTGCAACGGCATCCATAAATGCCTGACGTTGTTTTTCAAATTGATTAGATAGTTGCATTGTCATTCTATTTTTTCCTTTCTTAGAACATAAAAAGACCGAACCCTTTTGGAACAGTCTTGTCTGTATTTTCAATTTGTTTTTCTGGTAGTTTAGCTTCTAGTTTTTCAGCTACCAGTTCAGCAATTTTATCGATATCCGGTGTCATTGCTGACCTCATTTTCTCGATAAAATCACTTGGGATCATAGGAGTTTCACTCGCAACCAAAGTTGGAGCGACTTCATTTGTAAACATAATATTGTCTACAAAACCGTGATTCAAAGCTGATTCAGCATCAAACCAAGTAGTCTTATTCATCAATCCAAGCAAATCATCAAGAGCCTTGCCAGTCTTATGGACATAAGCGCTAGCAATAGATTTGTTAAACCCTTCTAGTACCCCAGCCTCATGAAGCAGAGTGTTATGGTCTCCATTTACTTGCGTTGAAACATTGTGGATCATGATTTGGGCAGTCGGACTGATTTCAACCGTATCTCCTGCCATTGCAATCACGCTTGCTGCGCTTGCTGCAATACCGACAATCTTCACGGTCACATCACCAGGATACGAGCGTAGAGCAGTATAGATTTCACTGCCAGCATAAACATCTCCACCGCCTGAATTGATATGAACCTCAATCGGTTCACCACTATCAGGAAGGACGACATCTTTCGGAGCAGTTGCGTCCCACTCAAGCCAATCGTAAAGCCATCTGTCATTATTTGATACAATCGTACCCTTAATCGGAATTACTTTCATCTTCTTTCTTACCTCCTTTCTCTATTTGCTCACCAATTTGATAGTTTTTGGTGATGAGGAATTTATCGCCACCAGGGACAGATTCTAAGCCAAGTTCATTGCGCACCTCGTTTCGAGTCATCGCTCCAGAAGAAATAAGCTTATCAATGTTTTCAGCAAGTGCAAACTTATCTCTTTGCCCTTCGCCAATGATTACAAATAGATTATTGCGCTCGTATTGCCGTCTTGATACTAAAGCGAAATTAAGCCCATCACTCATTTTCTTAACGAGTGATTGGTAGCAATAACTATTA